TCCATTCTCTTTGCATGCAGGCTAAATTAGAAAATTATTATATTCTAAAAACGATATATGATAATAAGATGCTGAGTCCTGAGATAATCGAAGAGTATAAGAAGGAAGCAGGCGGGGAAAGCTCCTCTACTTGGAAAAGAGAATATCTCTGTCAGTTCGTGGTTGATGAATCCAGAGTGATAATCCCCGAGTGGAATAATAGTTTTATCGAAAGCATGAGAGACGATCATTTCCAATACTATCATAAGTATGTAGCAATGGACATCGGAGGCCGCGATAAGACTGCAATCATTTTTGCATATTACAACTTCCTCGAATCAAAACTATACATCGAAGACGAGGCAGTCCTTTCAAGACTAAACACTACGACAACAGACATTGCAAACTCAGTGAAGGAAAAGGAAAGTACATTAGAATATTCTAATATACGAATGAGGGTAGCGGATAACAATGCTCTAATAATGCTCAATGATTTACTTGTCGAACATGATCTTGCTTTCGTAGCTACTAAGAAAGACGAACTTCATTCGATGGTGAATAGACTTAGAGTATTTATCGCAGATGGAAGACTGAGAGTTCATGAGAGATGTAAGGAATTGATTGGATGTCTTGAATCAGCTATATGGAATAAACAACGAAGACAGTTTGATCGATCAGCATTATATGGTCACTATGATGCACTAGCGTCGTTAATTTATTTACTGGAAAATCTTGATCAATGGACGAATCCCATCCCGCCTCTTTTAGGGATTGACAAGGCGAATACTTTTGGTATAGAAAGAATATCTAACGAATTTGATTCCAAAGAGAATCTGAGAAGGGCACTAAGAAGATGACATACTGGGCAAGCGAAGACAAAGACACACTGACAGGCGATCTTACGCAAAGAGTAATGAACTATTATAATTATTTGAGATCAAGTTCTCTATATGACTTATATAGAAATTCATACTACAATTATTTTAAGGCATCCCAACATATGGGAAACGTCGTATGGGTTGGACAAAATGCAGAGTATTCAAACATCTCAATCAATCACTATCGAAACCTTATTCAGCATAGACTAACTCTCACAGTTTCACAAAGACCAACCTTTCAACCAAGAGCGACAAACACAGATTATAAATCACAGGCTCAAGTCAAACTTGCTCATGGGCTTTTAGATTACTACATGAGAGAAAAGAAGCTCGAAAGATATATCAAGACTGCGGTCGAGTTTGCTCTCGTGTATGGCGAAGGATTTATTCGAACTGACTGGGATGCTCAGATTGGCGAAGAGTATGGAACGACTGAGAACGGTGCGATTATTCGAGAGGGAGATATTTCATTTAAGAACGGATCTCCTATGGACATTATCAGAGACCCATTCACTAGATCATGGCAAGAAAATGACTGGGTGATTATGAGAACCTTCCAGAACAAATATACCCTTTCAGCGAAGTTTCCAGAGTATAAAGATGAGATTGAAAATCTTACATTTAACTTTAACGATAAACTAAATGACATTATCGACTTTTCTGTTTACACACCGTCACTCTCGATGACTGACATGATTCCAGTTTATGAGTTTTTCCATAGAGACACTGCGGCTCTTCCAGGTGGGAGAATGCTAACTTTCTTGGATAACGAATTGGCATTGATTGATTCACCTCTTCCTTATCGAGACATTCCAGTTTACCGAATTAGTGCGGGTGACATGGACGGGACTCCTTTTGGTTACTCGGTAGCCTTCGACATCATGCCTTTACAACAGGCGATTGATAATCTTTATTCTACTATTCAAACCAATCAAGAGATGTTCGGAGTGCAGAATATTCTACTTCCAAGAGGATCGAATATTGGATTAGAAGAGTTAGGCGGTGGGTTGAATATTATCGAATATGATTCACAGCTTGGTGCCCCTAGTCCTCTTAACTTAACAGCAACACCTGTTGAGATATTTAATCAGATCAATAAGATTGAACAGACTATGGAGACACTCTCAGGAGTAAACTCTGTGGCCCGAGGAAACCCAGAGGCCTCATTAAAGTCAGGATCAGCTCTTGCCCTTGTAGCTTCTCAGTCTATCCAATTCGCTCAAATGTTACAACAATCCTATACTCAGTTACTCGAAGATGTAGGAACAAGTGTCATTAATATCCTCAAGGATTATGCAACTGTCCCAAGGATCGCTATGATTTCAGGGATTGCTAATCGAGGATACATGAAAGAATTCAAAGGCGATGATCTATCTATGATTAATAGAGTGATCGTAGATATGGGAAATCCTTTAAGCCAAACAACCTCAGGGAAAGTACAGATTGCAGAGTCATTGATTCAAGGCGGGTTTATTAAGAATCCAGAACAGTATATCCAAGTCTTGACAACTGGGAAACTTGATCCTTTGATCGAAGGTGAACAAGCTGAGTTATTACTAATAAGATCCGAGAATGAGAAATTAATTAATCTTGAGAGAGTAAATGCGATCATTACTGACAATCACATGATGCACATCCAAGAGCACAAAACTGTTTTAGCAAGTCCTGAAGCTCGAGAGAATCCTGAGTTAGTTCAAAACGCTCTCGATCATATCCAGGAACACATTACACTTTTGAAGACAGGCGATCCTGATGTTTTACAGATGACAGGATCTCAGCCTATCCAATCCGCACCTATCAATTCAGAGTTATTATCGACACAACCTCCAGTGGTTCAAGCCGCTGAGGAAGTGAACATGCCGAGAATGCCGACTAACCCATTGACAGGTGAACAATATGCAATTCCAAGCGAGGGAATATGAGTGAAGTAGAAGCACCAGTAGAAAGTTTTGAATCGACTGAAGTAGACATCATGGGACAGGAATATTTCCCTGAAGATTTTACTTTCGGTGGAGAAGAGACAGCCGAGGAAATTCCATTCCAAGAAGAGACAGTAGAAGAACCAGTAGAGGAACCAGCTCCCGTATTGACTAAGTCTTTTAAAGTAGGCGAGAAAGAATATAATGTAGACGAGAACACTATTAGAAATTTCTTCCGAATCAAACCAGAAGAGAAATTAGACCAAGCTACATTTAACAGATACGTCACTGGGTATAAAGAACATATCGGACGATCAACACTAGCGACTGATCTAAACCAAACTAAACAAACAATGGAACTTCTCATGAAGACTCTTAAGGAAGATCCTGCGAAGGTTTTAGAATTGGCAGGATATAATCCGAAAGAATTGGCTGAGTCTATCCTTTACAAGCATCTCGAAGAAGACCTTATGGATCCTTCTGAGAAAGAAAAGATGACTCTCAAAAGAGAGAATGAACGTCTTATGAAACTTGAAGAGGAAAGACAGAGACAAGAACTTGAGGTTAGACAAAAACAAGAACTCGAGCAGGCTTATCAGACTGTCACTCAAGAGATCATTTCGGCTCTCGATACCAACCCAGATTTACCTAAAACACCTAACACTATTAGACGAGCAATGTTTTATATGGCAAAGGCGATGGAAAAGAATATTCCAATTAGTGTAAGTCAAGTCATGCCTTTAGTGAGAGAAGACATCGAGACAGAGAATCTAGCTATTCTAAAGAATGCAACTCCTGAGATGCTTGAGAAGTTCTTAGGTGAACAGAAGTTAAAAGAGATCAGACAATACGACATTTCGAGAGTTAAGAAACAAACCTCAGCACCAAAGACTAGAGAGGTTCAAAGAGAAGTAAAACCACAATATCTAGATTCTAATGAATTTAGAAACATGGTTCAAGAGAAGATGGCGAAAGCACTTAAATTCTAGTTTTACCTCGATTAGGGGAGGGAACACCTCCCCATTTTTTTTCTTGACATCGAATATTAGAAAGTTATAATATTCTTAAATTCTAATTCTCTCGCCTCAAGGACTCTTCGATTCCGCCACTGAGGAAAATGAGAAGCGAACAAGACTCTCTTCCGAGATTCGAAAATCAACAAAAATTAACTAAGGAATAAATAACATGGCAGGCGAAACAACTGTAGCAAAACTCAATGGTCTTTTCAAGTACGTATTTGGCGAAGGACCGATCAATCTAATCCCACAGAACACAAAACTTTTGAGAGCAATCCCGCTCCAAAAATCCAAGCCTCTTGGACGTTCTTATATCTTCCCTGTAATCGTCGCTGACGAACAAGGTGCAACTTTTAATACTGATGGATCTGCATTCGCTCTTAATGATGCAGTTTCTATGCAGACTGAAGAAGCAACTGTACAGGGTGTTGAAATCGTTTACAGAGGTTCAATCTCTTACAAGGCGGTTTCTGCGGCAATCAATGACTCCCAAGCATTCGCTAACGCTTTGGCTTTGAAGGTTGAAAGACTTTCTGAGTCTCATGCAAGAGCGGCTGAATTCCAACTCCTTTACGGTGGTTCTGGAATGGGTGACGTTTCTGGTGTTACTGGAACTTCTGGCGGAACTGCAACTGTTCAAGTTACTGATGCAACTTGGGGAGATGGAATCTGGACTGGATCCTCTGGAATGAAGTTAGATTTCTACCGTACTGATGACACTACTAAAATCAACTCTGGTGCATTAAGCATCACTTCTGTTGATTACTCTAATAAGAGAGTAAGTGTTTCTGGTGCTCAAGCTGACATCGTTTCCCTTACTGGTGCCTCTGCTTATCTTAATTATAAGATTTACAAGTATGGCGCTAAGGGAAAAGAAATGGTTGGTATCAACAAGATCCTAACTGCGACTGGAACCCTTTTCGGAATTGACACTGCGTCCTATGACCTCTTCAAACCTACTTCCTATTCAACTACTGGATCTTTAGATTTCGCTAAGATTCAGCAAGCTGTTGTTCAGGCAGTCGGTCGTGGTTTGATGGAAGACGTTACTTGCTACCTCTCTCCAAAGCAATGGAGTGTTTTAGCGGCTGATCAGGCTTCTTTGAGACGATATGACAACTCTTACAACCCTAACAAGGCAGAGCAAGGTTTCAAACCTGATGCTATTTCCTTCTATGCGGCTAATGGAAAGATCACTATCGAACCACACCCACTTGTTAAGAATGGTGATGGTTTCGTCCTCCCGATCAACCGTTTCAAGAGAGTAGGATCTACAGACATCACTTTCCAAAGACCTGGAAGAAAAGACGATTTCTTCCGTGACTTGGAAGATGTTGCAGGTTATGAGTTGAGAACATACTCTGACTTCGCGATCGTTTGTGAAGCTCCTTCTCGATGTGTTAAAATCACGGGGTTTACTGCTTAATGTCAGTTAGCCTTGGAGCGAATGGGGGTACTTATCAGTACCCTCAAGAAAATGATCCCGCTGGATGGGGAGATGATGCGACTGATTGGGCGAGTGCTGTATCTGCGGCACTTTCTAATATCGGTCTTGGTGCGAGCGTATCAGCTGACGCTGTAGTCAACATCATCTCTACCTCAAAGG